CCACGTGATGTTGTCGTAGCTGTACTCAACAGTCAATGTTTTGTTTGCTGTCTCACAATAAAAACCCGCGCTCAAGAAACGTGGGTTTCCGCTGAAGTACGCCGTTGCAGACGCGCCAGCCGCGATGCTGTGTGACACCGCCAGTGTTGATGTGTTGAACACCAACGTTGTGTCTGTTGTGGGTGACGGCGTGGTCAACGTGCGGTAGTTGGCCTCACGAATGTCCACGGTGCCCACAGGCAGTGTATACGCGCGCTGTTGCGCCGCACTGCCCATCACAATGTACTCAAGCAACCACAGATTCACACCGCGGTTAGACAGGTTGATCAGGATGTACCACAGCGCCTGACGGGCCGCGTTGATGTACTCCGGTGTCAACTCCTCTGACAGCTTGCCCGCTTCTTTGTAGGCAAACGAAATCAACTGGTCAACCGATATGGTGGTTTGACCAGTTGTGTTAGAGGTGTTGTCGTAGTTGCTTGCCATTATTTCTTCTTAATGCGCTCTGGAAGTTTCTTCTGAGCGGGGCCTGCTTTCACAAACTCTTTGCCAACAGATTGCTTGATGCCTACCTTTTTGGCAAACTCAGGAGAGTGAGCCACCCCCTGCATCAAACGTTCCTGTGACTTAGACTTGATGGGCATTTAGCACATACCGCCTTTGTTGTACTTCTCAGCAACCTTTTTAGGGCCTTTAGCGTTAGGTTGTTTGTCAATGCTCTTCACACCAATCAAACCACCGGCTTTGAAATTACGCACAGAACCTGTGGTCATCTTAGCGCGGCCACCTTTTTTGAGCTTTGACATGTCTGTCTTCTCGCCACCGTGGGCTTGCTCGTCGTGCATCTTGAACGCTTTTTTGACGACCTTTTTGTCTTGGGCCATGTCTGCGCCTTCAGACTCGTAGTCTTTCTTAGAGTGGTCAATGCGGGGTTTGTAAGTAGAAGCCATTTTATTTCCTTTTTGTTTTAGCAGAGTCTTTGAAAGCCTGCGCGGTTGGCGCACCTTTGGTGCCGGGTTTTCTCATCGTTTCAGCAGGGCGCCCTTCGGCTTTTTGCTTTTCGATACGTTCTCTTTTTAAATGAATATTTGCATAGAGGCCGGGTTTCATATCAGCAGTTCCAACTTTTCAAAGAAGCTTTAGCGCGTTCTGCAGGCCCTTTAGACTTTGCTACCACGCCTTCCATCCTTGCACAAAAACTTGCTTTACGGCCTGCGTCTGCCTTAGTCTTAGGGTTTGGCGCAGGAGGCTTCAAGTTTGAATTATTCTTGGCGTTGTACTCGGCACGGCCTTTTGCCGTCATTCCCGCACCCTTGTCGGTGGGGTTATACGTTTTGTCTTTTCCCGTGGTTTTACGGGGAATAGGTTTATCGTGTTCTCTTGCCATAGTGTTACGCTCCTATAGATAATTACCCACAAAAAAGGGCATTCTTGCCCTTAAAGTAACGCGCATTCGGCCACTCGCCTTTTAACCAAACCGGGTAAAACTTTGCCCCCACCCTTGGTCCAGAGCATTAACTGCTCCTTGGCACCCTCCCAGTCCTGCGCGTTGATCTTGCGCTTGAGTGTGGAGGTCTGGAGTCGTCCGACGCCGAGGTTGTAACAGAAGTCCACGATGGCGTTGAGCTTGCCTATGTCGCCTTTAGCGGCCAACACCAACAGGCCGGGACACTGCCTGATAACCCCGGGCGCGTAGGTGTGCAGGAGTTCTGTCATCAAGAGCGCCCTAGCTGTGGGCTCGTCCATGGGAGGGTCCTCTAGGGTCACCTTACGGCCGTCTGCGTAGTAGGTAGACCCGTACCCTATGGTTGCCACGTTAGCGGGGCACAGGTACGGTTTAGCCCTGTAGCCCTCAAACCGGCGGCATAGTTCTGCGGCCAGTTCTAGGTTCATAGTCCGCGTTTAGAAAGTGTGCGGTCGAGGAACCAGTAGTTAATGGTGCCCGCCAACAGCGCAGAAAAGTCTGGTGTCATCATGGTCTTGAACACTTCCACAGCAAGAGCCCCACCAAGCCACGCGTTCCACGCAAACCATACGTGGATGAATGACCACACAAACAGCACCCAGTAGGTCACCACAGGGCGCACAGAAGCCGACAGGCTGGCTACCCAACCACCAGCGGCCTTGGCCATCTCAGTTTGAGATATTATGGCGTTGTTGAACGCGTCCATCACACCGACGTCTACAGCGGCTTCGCGCTGTGCACCGATCTCTGCTAACTTCTGTTGGCCGCGCTGGGCCTCCAAATCGCACTGGAACTTGAACATATTAAGTTCATGTTCGCGCTCGTTTTTCTTATCCAACCACTTGAGCACCTCGGGTGCCATTCGGAAGATACCGCCGAAGATGGAGCCTAGTAGGCCACCGCTTAAAATATCTAACATGTTTACTCCTCCGACATATCTGTTGACGCCAAGTTAATGCGGGTCTTTAGCGCCGCAATATCTTCTGGCTTTTCTTTAAACCCAACGGCTACATATCCAGCAAACTTACCCGGATCAGGGGGTATAGAGCCACGGCACATAAACTTGACACCTTGCTTCACACCCCACTCACCAACTTTAGATGATGGGTTAAATTCTTCACAAAGAACCTCGTTGTTGAGCATGGCCACCATGGCGGCATTTCGGTCTGCGCTTGCATTAAACAATGAAGTTACCGTTCCTTCCATTGCTTTTTCTCGTGAACCATCAGCATTTAAAGCTAACACTGTTGTGCGACTGTTTGTAGTTAAATTGGCCTTGTGAACCAAAATAACCAAACCGTCTACGTCTTTCATCAAACTACGGGCAGGAGCAATCAAATTTTCCTGCTTTGCCAACTGAGGCATCTTATCTTGGGATGTAATTGCGTGGAGGATGACTTGACGTGAATCCCAAGCAAAGTACCCAGCAAAGGCTAGAAACGATAACAAAATAACCGTGAACAACTTAAATGGGTTATCCACCCACTCAATCAAACCAATGACTTTACCAAGGGCGCTGTCGTCTTTCTTGGTTTCGGGTTTGGCGGCGGTTGGTGCCGCAACAGACACGTTGATGGTCTGTTCTGCTTTAGGTTTAGGTGTGCGCCGTTTAACTGGCGCTACTTTTGCGGGAGGTTTTTTTGTTGTAACCATGTTTAAACCAACTTGTCAATCTCGCGTTTTAAGTTTGTGATGTCGATGTTTATTGTTATCTGACGCATTCTGTATTCGTATATCTCGTACTCATACTGATGAAACTTTTTCACCTGTTGGTCAATCTGCACCTGCACAGCGCGTTCGGCGTTCATCTTTTCGACCCGCTTGATAAATAAATCTTGTTGCGGCGTAACCATCGGTTGAACTACGGGATACCACTTGTCGTAGCTGACCTTCATTTCTTTTCCCTGTCAAGAGCGTCTTTATACCCGTGTATGACCAACGTTCTGATTTGTGCAGAATCTGCAGACCCCGCCCACTCGGATATGTTGTTCCAAATGACCACGTAATCTTGGGACCTACAATACTGTGCGTTATTTTTTAACCACACCACCATTTGAAGGTGCCTCTCTGAAGGGTTATGAACGGTGTACGCTATCCCGTAAAACTCTCTTACGCGGCAACCAACTTTAGCTTCAGCACCAAGTAATAGACAAATGATCAGTGCTAAAACTGCCCATTTCACTTGTCCGCCTTGTTATCCAGCTTGTCAAAAATCTTGTTCAACATCTCTTTAATGTCGGTCATGGAGTCTTTGAAATCTTCGCGGCGCACGAAGTCCTGATTGACTTCGCGGTTTAATTCTTTTATCTCAGATTTGAGATCTTTTATGGCGTCCCAGATCGTTTTCAAGATCCAACCTCCAAAGGCACCGGACAGCGTAATGGCCGCGTTGAACAGGTCTTGCGAGTCCATGACTACTCCAGATTAGGGTTATTTGGTGCGTTGGGAATTGGGAGGCTATGCCCCGGTAACGCAACAGAAACGTCAGGCCTTGGGTGCCTGAGGGTGATGTTCTCAGTTTGAATGGCGGCAAGGCGCCATGGATCGAACTGGTCCAAGTCATCAGGGCATACCATGAGACCGGGAAAGTTAGGATCCTCTTTGAGAAGGGTGTACGACATCTTGCGATTACAACGATCGCAGACAGCGACGGACAGTACAGACTGCCCGCGCGTGTCACAATAAAGGCCGCCGTAGTAGGCGTTACCCATTATCTAACTCCAGCTTGAATAACTGTGAGTGTAGGGTTGGTGCCACCAGTTACACGAATAGCCCGGAAAGGCTGGTTCGCAATAGGGCTGGCTGGCGCCGCAACCCAAGTCATCACCGGCGCGGTAGGTACGGGGTACCCTTGTGCGTCCAGTGGAAATGGGTCAGTGTAAGAGATCTGAACAGTGCCAGCGCCCGTGGCAACGTAAGAAACGTTGACAGGCGCAATGTACTGGTCGATCGGGACGAGGACGTCCGCTCCAACTGTTACTTGACGCATGTCAGTCCTTAGTTGTTGGTGTAGCCAGAGCCTACGGCAATGATAGAACCGTCAGGGTTACGTGCTGTGTACTGGATGTCAAACGTGCCGGCCAAAGTGCCTGTAATAGCTGTAATGGCTGTTGCGGTGAAAGTCACGGTTGCGTCGGTTGCACCAACGTTATTCAACACTGTGGCCACAGCGGCTGTGTTTGTAAACGCAATACCAATACGACCACCGGTTGTTGTGGGGGTAATTGTGCCAACATCAACACCTGCAATATTTACAGTGATCACGCCGCCAGTCAATGCTGAAGGTGCGCTGGTTTGCATGAAAAAGATGTGGTTAACAATGGCGCCGGCAGGAATTACAGCGGGTGCCGCTGTGGTTGTGCCAACAGCAAAAACGGGAATTACACCAGCACTGCGGTTTGCCGTGATAGGGGCAATGTAGTCCTGTTGTGCAACTTGAACCGCGCCTGTGTTATCAGGGGCAATTACGCCGTCGTTTGTGGGGTTGTTGCGCTTGAAAACGCGGATAGGAGTGTTAAAAGTTACTGACATTTTGATGTACTTTCCATAGAAAGATTACAGCACCGTCTCTATGGCGTCCGCCCGTGAGCTTTACGGGTCGATGCTGATTATAGCTCTTACATAGAATTACCCATATCCACAAACAAAAACGCCCTACCTTTGCAGGTAGGGCGTTTAGGGTGCCGGGGTCTTTAGGCCCGGCTAGGTCTGCGATTACAAACCGATCGTGCCGTACATATTACGGGGATCGTGCCAACCTGTAGCATAACGCTCAGAGGCCTTGTAACGCATGCTGTCAGTCTCAAAGTCGCCTTCAGAGCTACGCTCCAAGGGACGACGCATGACCAACATCAAACCGTTTTCAGCGTCGGTCTGAATGAACCAAGCCTTGCTTGAGGACAAACGAGTCACCACGTGGGCGCCGTTTGGCAACATGCCAGTAGACTTGATAGGGTTCAGATCGTTGTCAGCGCCACCGGAGCGGAGGACAGACTTCAAGATAACTTCTGCTTGGAATTCCAAAGCAGGAGGTACCACGAGTTGCTCCGCCTTCAGGCGAATACGCTTACCGTTGTTGTCCACCGCAGAGCGGATTTGGATCAGCAACTGTTCCACAGATGTCTGTGAAAGTGAGGCCGCTGTAGACAACTGGTTGCTGAAAGAACGACCTTGGGAGATTGGGTGGTCATTTGCGATCAATGTTTTACCGTCGCCACCGACATAGCCGGCAGTGAACGCAAAGTTCAACAAGTTTGCACACAATGTCTCTTTTGTCTCGATCATGGACTGAGCCAAGTGCTTCGAGAAAGTCGAGCCGATACGAATGTGATCGCCGTCTTCCATCAAGACTTTGGTCATGGCGTATGCCAAACCATAGATCTTATAGATGAAACGGGTAATGAACAAAGTACCGCCTTGGTCATACGAAACGGGTGTACCGTCAGGCATCTCAGGGGCTGTGTTCATACCGAACAGCATCACTTCTTCGTGATAGTTGCGGGGAATGCCGGTGATCTGGGTAACGAAACCCTTCCAC